ACTTCTTTTTGACTCATGAGTATGTCCATCTTCAAAATATCCGCCGCTGTTTTTAACAGGCGTGAGTTTAATCACCAGCGGACATTTCTATTTGGGAGAAACCGGACATTACTACTTGGGGCTAACAAAGCGGCCATACGCGATTGCGCCACGCAAACCTGCCCGTTATGGCCGCACCGTGGGTGGCAAAATATCACCAGCTGCCGGTGATTTAAGATTCCAGACCCGCAACCTCAATCAGGAATCGTTTTTAACGGCGAGTTAACGCCATATAATCCGCGTTACTTCAAACGCACAACACCAAGTTGAGGCGAGGGTAGCCTGATGGTGCGCAAAACGCCTTAAAACGCGTCCTGGGGCGTTTTGGTTTCCGCGCAACATGATCACCCCTGAATGGCATTTTCGAGGGCGGAACGTAAAATACCTGTAATTGCCTGTTCATCCCCCGCGCCCAGCAACCCTGCCACCGGGTCGGCGGTGAGCAGCCCGCGCCGCGCCATCTTGCTGGTACCGAACTCGTGGTATTGGGCGTAAGGCTGGCCGAAGCCGATGCGCACGCTATCGTTGTCGGCCTGATGGTTGAGGCTGCCAAGCATATCGTTGAAACGGTCGAGCAGCTTGTTGTTGGCGCCGCTCTTCGGGTAGCTCTTCACGGTGGAGGGCTTCCACGGTGCCCAGGGCGCACCCGTCGGGTCGGTCTTGGTCTCGAAGCGTGCCGAGACGCGGCTTTCCATTTCCTTGCCGATGGCGCCCAGGAGCGCATGCGGGTTCTGCCCGACGGCGATCAGGCGGTTGAAGGCGTCCAGCACGGGCTGGGAATTAACTTGTATTTCAATCATGGCTGGCGTATCCTTTTCTCAAGATGTTGCGGCAAAGTCTCCCGGCATCCGCTGAGGGCAGACCTGGGGCCCAAAGGTTCCGTCGGTGGTAAGGGGAGCCCACCGCGCAACATCCAAGAGGCGGCCCAGGTGTCGCCTCACCTATTTCCTTTCAGCAACAATCGCGCAATCTCCGTTTCACGCTCCGCATCCTGCCGCGACAGCTTCCGGTAGCTGGTCACAAACAAACCCTTGCCTGTTTTGGTTGCTTTGACCACCAACACATACCCGCCGCTTTCCCCCGCCAGTTCTTCCAGGATATAAATCAGGCTATTGCCACCGTCCTGCACCTTGGCGGTATATAGATCGACGACCTTTTGCGCGGCGCTATACTCCCCGGTCGTGAGTTCCGGGTGCGAGCTGGCTTGCTTGGCGGCAGTCTCCGACGAAAGGGACGCGACCGTTCTTTGCGAGCCGATTGCGGCGGCATCTTCGGCGGCGATAATCACCAGCGGGAAATTCCCTTGCGGCGACTTGAACCATACCTTGAACGCCTCCGACGCGACCAGCTCGCGCACTGTCGCTGCGGCCAGCGGGGGGTGCGTCGCATCCAGCTTGCCGGATGCGACCTCAAGCAAGTTTGCGTTCCGCGCCATACCGGGGTTATAACCAAACCCAGGATCAATCCCCACCGGCACGCGCTCCACCACGCCGCTGCGCTTGTTGATCCAGTCGCGGTACTGCACATCGGGCGCGGTCTTGTTTAACGTTTCGCCCAGCGGCGATAACCCCTTGTCGTATTCGGCCTGGCTGATGCTCGTCGCGCGGCAACGGCAGCGCCAGCCGTTGGGCGGGAAGTGCGTCTGCCAGAACGGGTGATCCACCGGCAGGGTGACATTATCCCAGGCACGGTGCGAGAGGCGCACCCGCTCGTCGCGCTTGGTGATATAGCGGATGTAGGGATGCGTTTTCTTGTTGCGCTCGGTGCGCTGCCACAGCCCTGCGGAATAGGCTATGCGGGTATTGGTGTCGAAGATCAATTTCAAACGCGCCGGGTCGAAGGTGGTCGTGACCATCTCGCCGGTGGCCGGGTCGAGCACTTCCTTTCTACCCCACCAGCCCGCCTTTTCCAGCAGCGCCTGGGCGCTCTTCGTCCAGTCGCGGCGCGACAGGTCGCCGTTGACGGATCGAGTGATGCCATCCTGGATGGATTGCAACAGATCAAGGTTGGCCAGGCGCGACACGGTGAACTGGTGCGCGTGCTCTTCCTGCCACATGTCCTGCCAACTGAATGTCTGCGCGAGCTGGCCGCGCCCCTGCAGGTAATCGACAGCTTCCTGCGGGGTGAGCTTGAACAGCGCGGCGATGGGTGTTTTATCGGCCATCGGTGGCGGATGGAATGCCCGCCTCCCCCGCGAGACGAGCGGTAAACGCGGCTTGTGTCAGCTTGCCGTCCAGCGCCAGCGGGCCACCTGTCTGGAGCAAGCCGGGCAGGCGCGCAAGGAACTGCTCGGCGGTCTCGCCTTGCGCGGCAGACTCGTCCATGAGTGCTTGGATGGCGTTGGCGGCGGGCGCAAGATCGGCTTGCCATTCGGCGAGGGCGGCGTCCACAAGATCGTCGATGTGGTCGCCGCTGTCGGCAGCGCCCTGCACATTCAGCGCAGCCAGCGACGTATTGGCCGCCACACCCGGCGCGGCGTTCGACGGTGTCACCCCCAGCACCTCATCACCATCTTCCGCCCGTGGAATACCTGCGCGCTCGTGCGCCCACTCTGTTTTAATTTTCATGCCAACACCGACCAGCTTGGGCAACGCCTCGGCCAAGGTGCCGAGATCCTCGCTGTCGTCGAAACGGAATACGAAGCGCGGCAGACGGCGGCGATCATCCACACCGCCCTTGTTCAGCGCCAGCAGCGGATAGACCAGATCGCGGGTGAGCGTACCGGCCAACTGGATCGCATCGGACACCATCAGGTCGTGGCGCACTTCGTTGTGGACGTTGCCCAGGGCGTTGGTGCTGCTCTTGCCGTCGGCCTGGCTGGTGAGCGTGCCGCCGAGGATGGCCTTGCTCTGGCTCTTCTCGACCCAGTCGATCATCGCCATGAACGGATCGGACGCGCCTTTGGCGGCTTCCTGAAACTCGATGGCCATGCCTTCCGGGATGATCCCGGCGGCATCGTGGCCGATAGACATCACCGCGCGCAGCAGCGTGGATTTCTCTTCGTCTGACGCGCCGGCCTGGTATTTGCCCAAGCGCAGCGGAAGGCCGTATATCTCCAGGAACTCGGCCAGATCGCCCACCGAATAGTTCTTGAACAGGTACGGCCAGCACAGTACGCGGTGCAAGCCGCAGCGGGCGATATAGCCGCTCTTCGCCTTGTGCGTGTGCGTGATCCAGCCGAACGGTTGCAGTGCCTGCCCGTCCAGCGAGTTATCGCGCAGGCGGATCTCGGTGTGTGTTTCGCGGTCGGTCTGAAACCAGCCTTGCGGCCGGTGCGAAATCTCCTTGGGCAGCCACTCGCTGCCGAGCAACTCCCACTCGATCTCCTGGCAACTAAAGCCGTGGCCGATGCCATCCAACGCGTCCAGGATCACATCCTCGAAGTTCGGCACGTCCTGGATCAACTCTTTGGCGTACCCGGCCAGCTTGCGCTCGGTGGCGCTGGCGTTGCGCGGCGGCACGATGTCCCAATCCACGGTGAGTAGCGCGCGTTTGCGCTTGCCCATCTCGGCGTAGATATGCGCATCCTTCTCTTCCATGTCCAGGAACAGTTCATGTTGTGAGCGGGTATCGCCTTGTTCGGCCGCGTCGAGGATGCGTGCCAGCTTGAGGGGCGTTAAACCGCGCGACGGATGGCTGGCGAATTCACGGTGCAGTTGCGCCAGCTTCGAGGTCTGCGGCTCGACCAGCTCCGCGCGCTTGATCGGGTTGCCCGATGCGTCGAGGATCTTTGATGTACCTACCATGTTCTTCTCCCGCTGTAATTGTCATCGGTGCGCTTCGGCACGCTCTGGTATTCGATAGGCGCGACCTCACGCTTCATCGCGTAATGGCCAAGGAACAGGCTGATCGCCGAGTCACCGTGGCGCTGCAATTTTTCGCCTTCACCGGCCTGCGTTTTCGCCTTGCCCAGCTTGGGGATGCCGTCGATCAGCCTCAGCGCACGCAGGTCGTCGCGCGTCTGGCTATCCTTCGGAATGTCGTCCAGCGTTCCATCCTGCAGCGCCGCCTTGAAGCGTGGCATGTTGGCCAGATAGAACGAATCGCTGAGCATCACCTGCTCG